CAGTAGTAGCAGTTGCGGCTGCACTCATTACATACGTACCTACCCCACCTGTGCCTGTTCCTAATGAAACGATAAACGCTCCTACAGGAATTCCTGTACCAGTAACTTGCGTACCTACTGTGAGTGTTCCGGCTGTCACAGCGGTAATAGTTAATGTAGTGTTTGATGCGATAGATGCAGTTCCTGTAAATACGCCAGTTTTTACAGGAGTACCACCGAGTACCAGTTCATAAAATGCACCAATCTGTCCGGTAAGAGGGCCAGTATAGATTTCCTGATCATATGCGTAAAATATCTGTCCAATGATGTATTCGGCCTTGACCAATTCAATGTCATTCTGGGTGGCATACTTACTGTTTACTCGAGCTGGTTCAACCAAGAGATAGCGTTGCAAATTATCAAAGTCCACGGTCTTTTCAAAGAACACATATTTGGTGGTTGGATTCACGTCGGGTGCTACGATTTCATCAAAGAAATCTGGGTCATCGGCTATGCCATCACTGTCGCTGTCTCGATAGCTGACTATGACCTGATAATCATCCACGAAGCCATCTGACTGTACAGGTTGCCCGATAATGCTGAGATAGATATCACTGGGCAATGGACTATTTGAATCAGGCAGGCTGTTGGTTCGTAACACATTTACGTAATCACTGATGGTCTTGCCGGTCCTAGGATCATAGATACGATTGCTGGTTTCAAAAAAGAATCTGGTTTGAAGTACTGACCCAAAATTGTACACCAATGCACGGCTGGTCACTGTGTATTTCACTCCGTCTGTCACAGCTTGTATCATCCAGGAAGCGTCTTGGTTAGTGCCGGTGTTGCTCTGTGCGTTAGCTAGACTGAAATCTGCATCCACAGCAAGATTGTTTGATGTGATCAAATACCAGGTCTGCGTGAGATTGTCATATCCCAGTCCAAAGTTCCTGTACAACAAGATCTGATCAGCTATACTGGTTTCAAGACTGGTAGGAATGTCTGTTATCAGCAGCGGAATAACCTGCACTGGAATAGCACCTGTGGGTATGAAGTTGTTCAATATCACCGGGCCTTGACCAGCAAGTCTTCCGCTGGTAAAGTTGCCTTGACCTTGATTGGTACCATCCAGGTAAATGCTCACAGGACTAGCCCACAATTCAAGACGTTCGGCTGCCAGTGTGGGGATTCCCAATCTCAGTCGATTGTTGGAATCAAAATAATAGCCTGCAGGGGCAGCAAATTTTACCAGGCTACCAACTTGTATGTATTGAGTATTGGTGCTGGAATAAGTGCTGACAGCGGCAGGATTGCCTAGAGAATTCACAAAGTATCCCGAGGTTTCGTTGGCCAATGTGGTACTCTGATGCCAGGTGAGATTGTTTACCAACAGGTTGGGTCTGATAAAATTAGCATAGTAGAATTGTGTAAATGCATTGGTGATCAACAATGGCTGTATCTGGTTGGTGATCACACTGGCCACTTCATTCCTTGTGATCCAGGTGAACAAAAATGTAGGTAATTGATTTTCTTCCCAGATGGCTCCGTCCGATGCAAATATGTTTGTACTACTGTACTTTCCTGTGTTGTCCACCAGGTCAAGATATCTACTGGTGCCGATGCTGGCACGATTCAGCGCATAACTCTTGATGATGCTGTTGTAGGCAGTGAATGGAAAGTTGGTGTAGTCTTCACCATTGACCATGCGATTCTGAGTGTAGTATCTGGCCGGAGCACGTTGTTTGATCTGATCCAGGGTTTCTCGGGCCTGGGCATTGCTTACCGGAGTGGTGATACCACAGGTGAATGTGAGAGTCTGCAACTGTCCTGATCTGCTGACATAACTGATGGGTATGGCCACGCTCTGCATCTCATCGGGATTGATGATGTATGTGAGGCCGTTGCTGGCGCGAACATAGCAGCGAAACAATCCCACCGGCGCACTGGAGAAAACACCATCTCCAAATGTAAGTGTGATCTGATCATTGGCTCTGCTGGTCACAGAAAACAGTTTGCGTTGATCCGGGGCCAGCTGCTCCTGAGCCGCTGCATACACAGATTCCACATATTTCCATTCGGCTGACACATTGCCCACATTGTCCAGTTGAAACAACCAACGATCTTCATTGTTCACCCCTTCAATGTTGATGTCCACTGTGCGATTGGGAATACGTTCAGCCAGATTGAAATCTTGATTCTGAAGCACGCCTTGCTTGAAGTAGAAGAAATATCCGGTGTTGGCACTGGCAAACCCCAGGGCATCATTGCGAAATAGCAGATTGAAAATACCATTGGGCAACGGAGGAGGTTCGTAGATGAACGGAGCAGTGGCCGGTGTTCCCACTGATGTGGAATTCACTGCTTCAAACGGCATGTTCACTCCGTCCACTGTGGTAGTGTATGGAAACACTGGCAAGAATCCTGGCACCAGGTTGATGCTGTATTCAGATGTGTCCACACCCAGGATGGTGGTGCGATTTCCTGGCCGCCCCACACGTTGAGTATTCACCAAGGCTGCATTGATGATGGTGGCAAATTGCTCGGCCCAATTGAAGTTTGTGGGATCATTCCAGTTCACTGTGACCCCGCCAAGGTCAATGCCGTTGAAGTCAACTACATTTTCTGTGGTCTGCACCGAAAATACCTTGAGATATCCCTGTGCTTCTGTGTTGCGCTTGGGCGTGTAGCTCACAAGATTGGCCAGACGTACCACACTGTCTCTGCGCTCGGCTGTGTCAATGTAGTTTTCGCGAGTGTTTAGGTCATTGCGGAAACTCATGGCCTGACCCATGAATGCCATCACATCCAGCATGGCTATGAATTCTGATGATTCAATGTAGTCATTGAATGTTTCAGGATAGTATTGACGTAGATAGTCTATGAAACTTTTTCGCAAAGTTTCAAAGTCATAGCTCTGGAAGTCCGCTTCTCTAAAAGTCTGATAGATGCGTTTCCAGTCTTCGACTCCGAATACAACTGTTTGTCTAGTGGTGCGTGCCATAATGTTTTATTGTTTTGTTATTTACCAACAAAATAAACGGCTAACTTAAAGCAAAATTTGCTATGCGTTGTTGTTGGTCAAAAAACACACTCAAGAGTTCAGCGTTGGTATTGGGGGCAAATTGTATTTCTAATTCCAACAGCACACCGTTTTCCTGGGGATATACCCCAACATCAATGAGATTAATCCTGGGATCGCCGCCGGCCACCCGTTGCACTTCCTTGATTATGTTGCTGAGAGTGGTCTGATCTTGGCTTTCAAACAAGAAACTCCACAAGATAGTGCCATAACCCGGCCGACCGGGCAATTGACCTTGTGTGATATTAAAAGCGTTAAGCAGATCACGTTTGATCAACTCAGTATCCACCAGAGTGAATTTTTTGTATTGATTTTGAGTATTGAATCCAATAAATGTAGACATACGATATTTATGGAGGCGAAGACGCGCTCACAGGTCCCAACCGATTCAATGCCGCCACGATGACATCCTGATTTGCGCGAGCCTGTGCTATCTCGGCGCGATATCTAGGAATTGACTTGATTGCATCTGCTGCACGAACGGTATCTCCCACATCGGCAAAGTAGGCCCCGTACTTTTCTGCATCTCTGATTTGCCGTTCATTGATGCGTATGAGATCACGCATGTCTTCGTAGAGTTCATCGAGAATTCGTCTTGCTGTGGCCGGTCTCAAGGCATCGAGTTGGGCTGCTGTGAGCACAGGTGTGGTGAGCGGTCCGGTATATACTGCGTTGGTTGCAGCAACAGGTGCAGCGGCTGCTGGTGGTGAAAAATCCGGAGTTTCAATTTTGGCATCACCGATTATTGCAGATGTGGCCTGATTCACATTGGTTCTATTCACTGTGCTGGTGAACCCTTTGGCTGCTACTACTCCTGCTTGTAGGGGATTGCCCCCACCGGCTATGGCTGCATTGACATCGGCAAATGCCTGACTGAACTGTGCGGATGTGGCAAAATTGTTCATCTTGTTCACAAGGTCACCGGGTGCCTTGCCATTGAGCCATGCAGTGGCAGTGGCAGCGCCGAATTTGGTAGCATTGTTCAACAGTGGACCCAGTTGACTGGCTATTTCTGTGCCCTTGATGGTTCCCAGTTGTTTGAGTTGATCAAAATTTGCACTCATCAATCCCTGTTGCACACGAGTCTGCAGGCCGCTGTTGTTTAACACTGAATCTAGATTCACAGCACCCAACTTTCCGGTCCATGATGTAGGGCTGCTTAGGATCTCCTTGAATTTGTCCGGAACCTGTTTGATCTGATCTGCTATTCCTGGCTTGATCAAGCCCGACAGTTGCAATTGGTTTGCATCAAGCCCAAATTGACCAAGCCCTTTGGTATTGGTTATGGCCGTGGCTGCTTGATTCACTGATGCAGATGCCTGCGCCACCAGGCCTTGAATCTGATTTGATGCGATAGTTCCAATATTTAGAGAGCTGATTTTTGTGTTCACAAAATTGCTCACTGATATGGCATTGGGGATCAATGCTCCTAGTTTTGTAGGTAGATTGATCGAGCCGCTGATCTGTTTTGTGAGTTCTGTTGCTTTGGCCCCAATCTGTGCCAGGGCCGATGATAATCCTCCTGCTGCCTGTGTGACTGCGTTGACCACACCACCCACTGGAATACCGGTCAAGCCACCACTGGCCAATTGTTTGTCAAATATTGCCTTGGCCTGGTCAAATGTGGCGCCAGATGGACCTTGTATTTCAAACACCTTGCCATCGGGCCCTGTAAATTTAAAAACGCTCATGATGTTCTCACTAGACTCCAGTCAGTGGCCACTGGTTCAGCTGCTGGTGGAGGGGTGGGTGTGCCTTCAGTGAGACTCACCGTGGCTGCCACACCTTGATTGTGGTAAGGATAAGGTTCGTGCGTGGGTGCCCGAGTCACGATACTTTCCAGTCCATTGGGTTTTACTTGCCATCCAGTTGAATTGTCAAATGTGGTATCATTCAATGTGGTCTTGGGATACAATCGAGGTATCGAAACTGACGCTGCTCCACCGCCATTGAGATCAATACGACTTGCGTTGAATTTCAATCCTGACCCGCCGCTCCAGGATCCGCCGGCTTCACTTTGCAGTGCCAAGGTTCCATCACTGCGTACACCCACAGTTGTTTGACTGTACAAGGTCATGTCACCTTGACTGGCCATGTTCAATGTGGTAACAGCACCGATGTTGGTAGCTGCATTGGATTTCATATTGATGTTGCCGCCGGCAAACATGTTGATGTCTTTGTCCGCATGCAGGTTTATGGTGCCTTGTGTTCTCACATTCACTGAGTTGGTGGAATAGATGTCCACAGTGCCTTCTTGTCCCAGTTCGATCCAGGTCTGGCCATTGGCATGCACAATGTAGAAAAAGTTTTCACTGTCGTTCATCATGAGCTGATGACCCTTGGATGTTCGCAGTCTCACCAGTGCATTGTTGTTTTCTATGTCTCCATCATCCATGACCAGGGTGTGCCCCCCAAGTCGACCAATCACTTTTGCCTGTTCAGCAGTTATTGTTCCTTCAGCAAGTTTTTGTCGGATATCGTTTGATTTCAATCCGCCCTGATAGATGGGCCGGCCCGGAGTAGATACTCCATACACTGTGCTGGGGCTTTCTCGCTGTGCATTGGAAATGATAGGACCTCGTTCAGGATCATTGGCCAACCCTTGCTGGAAAAACACAGCGGCTTGATAACTGTGTACCGGTTTGGGTTCGTCATAAAATCTTCCATTGTTATCAATTGCATCATTGCCGGTGTTTATTTCGGTCACGGGCAATTGAGGAGAATTGGCAAAATACGCGGCCTGGGTTTTGTTACCTGTCACGTATTCAGTAGCAGCGCCAATGGCCGGTATCATGTGATTCAGTGCATTGTTGATCACACACCCAACATAGTACCCCTGACTGGGATCTCCTTCCACAAAGAAACACAACACTTCTGTACCGATATCTGGTGGAGTGAACCACATGCCATAACTGTTTTGATTTCCTGGGTAGGTTCCTGCCCCTGTATCAGTGCCGTTCTTTTCTGTTACTCCATAAAACGGCGGCAGGTAGTTGACCCAGCGCCAGGACTGCGGATTGTTGTCGGGCCCGGTGGCAAACTGCTGTATACGCACCTGTAGTCGCCCGGTTCTTATGGGGTCCACATTGTTCATCACTGTGCCAATGAATGGTCCCATTTCAGCAGGTTTGCCGCCACGATCAAATCGATAGTTGCTGGTTCTCCCTGACAGTTGTTGATTGTTTATGGTCATTGATGTTTGCTTTCTTTATGCATCTTTTGATAAGAGTTGAGGATCGGCCGATATTCCTGCCAGACTTGGGTTGTTGGCGCCGCTGCCATATCCACCCAGTTTAGATGGTGCTGGAGTTGGCACTATCTCTGTGGTCTGTATAGGTGGTGTTGCGGGCAGCGGACCTGCGATGGTGTTGCCCGTGATCGCATTTCCTGATGATTCGGCAGTTGGACTGGATCGATATTGATTGAGTATGCTGGTCTCGGCTGTTTTTGCCACACCAGCATTCCTGGGAAGATCAGCACCAGCGCCCGAGGTAATGCGGCGTGCTTCGTCATCAGCAGCAGCGTCGGCTGCAATGGCATCCTTGGTGATTTCAGTCGTGGTCTGCTTGCCGTCCAACAACCACACTCCTGTGAGTTCTTGTGTGAACTTGCCGCGACCAAATTTACTCTTGATTCCTGTGGTTTTATAAATCACAGATTGTTGTGCGATGCCGGCACGGCCATTTTCACGGTCGGCGAAATAGTTGTTTTGGCCAGGATCCATCAGTCCAGTTTCAAGATTGTAATCCACTGGCCT